CATCTCCGTCAGTATAAGTTGTAGGTATTGGGTCGTCGATATCGTCAATAACAATAAAAGGTACATCAGTATCTTTTACATTAGGGTATTTATTGAACTTAATATTATTGATATTTACGTGCTCTCTAATAATTCTGTCTTGACTAATCACTTCATGAACTTTGTACAAAATATCAATCACAATTTTTTCAACTCCCTTTTTAACGTTTCAAAATACTTATTTTGACCTTGTCTTATTGCTCTATTAATCCCACCCATAGCTTTAGGTTTTACAAATTTTCCTGACTTTTTCTCAACATGACCATTTTCAATTAAATGTACTATTCTAAATCGTTCAAAAGGCCCGCGCCACCTAATTGTAACAGTACGTTTCCCCTTTATCCATTCAGGTTCAGTACGACCAATCTCACTAATCAGCGCTCCTGAGTCTTCTGAAGGTTTGAGTTGTTTTTTTATTTCTTCAACAATTACCTTAGCACCAGCTATTAACGCCTTATCTTGAACTTTTACCATCTCTTTTATGCCAAAATGTTTTTCTAATTCTCTTTCTAATGCTTTATCACCTGTCACTTTCACACTCATGAACTATATCCTCCACGAATCATAATAAAGTCTTTATTATCCAAATCTGGTGATACTTGCTTTATATTCAAACGATTTTTGAAATATCTTGATTCAATTTCAAGATAATGTTCTTCACTGGGTAAATAATCACCTTGCGGATCACGAATATACAATTTAATGTCATTTTGCGTTCCGTTTGAGATAGCTTGTTCTAATTCACGTAACCAGACACCATCAATACTCGCCCAACAGCTATATAATAATTTTTCTTCTTTTTCTCCAGCTTCTGGACCATTATTTTCAGTATACTTATAAAAATGAACACGCGTATTTAAACGTTTAGTTGTAATTCTAGGTTTCTTAAACACTTTCTTCATCTTCTGATACCTCCATTAGAGATAACGAAAAATCTATTATTTCAGGTCTGTAATTGTCGTTGAAGTGTTCTAATAAATCTTGATAAGCATATCTAGCGCGTATAAGTATCAATTCTTGACCTATTAAATTCTCTAATTCAAAAACTCCGCACTGATTTTTTATACGCTCGTACGACATTTTTAACAACTGCTTTAAGTACTCATCCTCTGAATTATGGTCAATCTTTTCAAGTGATTTAAATTTGACAAGCAAATCATCAATCGTCATTGTCTTCACCATTCAATAAGTCGATGATTTCACTTTTAACCATTGAACTAGACGCTTTTTTTTGTAATGATTCGCATAGTTCTAATAATTCTTGTTTTGTCAGCTTATCTAAAGGTACGATATAAACTTTGTCGTACTTATTTTTGATTTGATTTGTCAACAATTCAACACGAGGATTGTTATACCCTTCAGCTGGATACAACTCCCCTACTTTGTACTTGTGTTGATTGTGCTCTATGTCTTTAAATCCTCTAACAACTTTAAATTTCACCATTTTATCACCTCATAAAATTTTATAGTGTTTCTTCGGTATCTTCTAAAGCTGGTTTATGTCCTTTTAAATCTAATTTCCAAACAGCAGCAACTTTATTATCTTTCGCTTTGCCGTAAGCAAATTGTTTTGCAGTGTATAAATCCATATCATCTAACGCAAGTGTTTCTTTAAATTTCTGAACATTAATACCACCAGCTAAATAACCATCATATAGACCTTTAACGTACGTTAAAACCTTACCTGCTTCTTGAACTGTAGACTCAATAACATTCAAATTAAATGGTAAAGCAGTAACATATACGCCATTTGCATTTAAATGTGTATACTGTGCTTGAACCTCAAAAGCATCGGACGGATTAACAACCATTGTTACATTACCTTTAACCACTACTGATTTACCTTTCTCGTTAGTTGAGTGGTATTTAAACACTTGCGTCAATTCATTAACCGTAGCGCGCGGATTAGCAAATGTAAGCGTACCTTGTTCTTCTTTCTCTGGATAAGCACCATCAGTTACCGATACACCTTTTTGTACTTGACGGTTTAAGCCAATCGGTTGGTCTTTACCAGTACCTTTTAAGAACGCAGTTTCAAGCGCCACTGCAAATGCTTCTTCGATTTGAACACGAACAAATCTTTCAATCCACGCAGGACCAAAATCATTTAAATCTTTTGGTAAAACAACAAACGCTGTCAATTTATTTTGAATTGCTGTTTCTTCACTGAACGCAGCATCTAATTGACCTTTAATTTCACCATAGATTTTACCCCAAACAGCCACGCCAGAAGTTTCGGATTTTAAGAACTTCAAACGCAAACCAGCATTTTTAATACCTAAGTCAGCTAATAATGGATGATTCGTTGTTAAATCTTCGAAGATTCTATCAATTGTTTCTTCTGGTAAAAGTTTTTCTTCTTTATATCCAACACTCTTATTGATATCCATAAAGAAATTTCTTTGGTTTGCACTCAAAGTTTGTGCTGATTTAGGTAAACTAGAAACTCTTTCAGCTTCTGCTTTTGCTTGTAATTTAGTTTCTTCAAATAGTTGGTTAATCATGTCACCGTACAATTCATTTTGTCTTTCTTGCGGTTCACCGTTGTTTACTGCATTAATAAATTCGTTTTTCGCATTTGCGAATGTTTCCGATAAATTTATAGTCATTTTATGACCTCCTATTTTTGTATTAAAAAAGGAATCTTGAAAATCCATTTGCTGATAATTTACTATCTGCAACATCGATTTCTGATTCCTTTTCTTTCATATTTATTTTTTCAATTACTTTATTTGCTATTGCGTCAATATCAATGTTAACCTCTGGCGTTTTACTTACCAAAGCTGTTACACGATTTAATACATCTTTCGATAACACTTGTGTATCGCTTGCTACAATTTGCATATTGTCGTTTTCAAACATTTTACTATCCGCAAAACCTTGTTCAATGGCTTCATCAGCATTTAGCCATGTTTCCTTAGCCATCATTTCTATAAGTTCTTGTTTGTTTTTACCAGCTCTAACCGCATATGCCTCAGCCATTATTTGACCAACATGTTCTAATGTTTCTGCAGCATGATTTAGATCTTTCGCTTCTCCTTGCGCAATACTTGAAGGATTGTGAATCATCATTCTAGCAACCGGACTCATTTCGATGTGGTCACCAGCCATTGCGATAAGCGATGCCGCACTTGCTGCTATTGCTGTGATACGAACATTCACTTTGCCTTTATGAGCTCTTAAATGTGTATATATTTCACTACCAGCTACTAGGTTACCACCATTTGAGTTAATTATAATATCAACATCTTCATCACTAAATTCTAGTTGTGTTAAAACATCTTTAGGACAAGTCGAATCCATACCAAGCATTTCGTAAACCCATTTATCTTCGTTGGAAACGATGACGCCTTTAATCTCCACTTTCATCTTCATCACCACCTTTCAATGTACTACCATTTTCGTTTGCTTTTTCGTAGTTCTTCGTCACTAGATATTCGTCTAATTCAGGATTGTCAGACGGTTCTTCACCTAACATAATCCGCACCTCATTCCTTGTAAATGAACCAGAACTTACAAGTTTGTCAATTGCTTCAGCATATTGAAGTGGGTCTTTTTTATTCACACCGACAATTTCTATTCTTGTATCTTTCAAATACATGCTTTGAGTTATGAGTTTCGCGTTTAATTCGTTCTGAATCTTTTTTAATAAAGGTGTTAAACAGAACTTCTCAAATACAAGCGTGTTTTTTTCCAAATCAGCTGTTTCTCCGTAAATCAAACCTGGGGGTATACCAATCATCAACGCAACATTTTTTATTGCATCTCTCATTAGCTCACTCAATTCAGAAAAAGGCATGTTACTATTCTTACCACCATTAGATAATTCCTCATAATCAAAACCTTCTATCAAAGGCGCGATTGCTAGTTGGTTTTTATTAAAAGTATTGAATAATTTATTTGTGAACGCTTGTAATTTTTCTATATTCTTTTCGTCATATGCGCTAGAGGCAGATTTCAAAATCCCTCTTATTTGATAGTTTTTTAATTGTGCACCTATCATTCTTCCGAATATTTTCCCGTAATCTTCGAATAGACTTTCTACAAAGTGTGTCACTTTATTGTTGTTGTACTTTAAATATATGACCTCTTGCATTGTGAAAGTACGTTGATAAGTATAATCTTTAACCGTTACATCTTTGAATATATCATCATACAAAGCATACTCTTCTCTGTAAAAGCTATCTGCGATAAGTAATTCTTTGCTGTCACTTACTACGATTAAAACCTCGTTATCGTAAATTAGTTTATATATAACTTGTTGCCAAAAACTATCGCTTGATAAGTCAGTATTTGGTTTTATATTTAACTTGTAGTAAACATCATTCTTTTGAATTCTATTACCTTCCAATACTTTAAAATGACTTTGAGCGACAGCTCGCGCAACAAATTCAATACAACTATCAATCGCTAAACGTTTCACATACGCTTGTTGTGATAAATCTTCTATCATATCTAAATCAAGCATATATGATATATCTTTCCTAGTTTTAAATATCTTTTCTAGAATACTCATGTCTCACCTCCTCTATTAGAAATCTATACTCATTAATGCATCAAGTGCTTTAGACATGTCTTTGTCTACTATATCATCCGCTCTATATAACGCATGAACAAATGCCATAAATCCATCCGTTTTACGTCTGACTTCATCTTTTTTAATATATTCTTTATTACCATCGGGTTTAACCTTTACTGCAACATTATTAGTAAACCAACGCATCAAAGGATTGTCTCCATATATTACGTTATGTTTCGCAAACATTGTATCGATACGTGGTGCAAGTAATCCATGTATTGCTTTTGGATTTCTAAGTACTTCAAGTTTTATACCAGCATCCTCAAACGCACGTCTTACAATATCAGTTCTATAATTATCAGCTATGACTTTTTCAAGCCCATATTTTTCTCTAGCTTTTAAAAACCAATCAACTATATATTCAATTTCAATGACATCATCATCGACAATGGTCAATAATCCCATTTTTTCCCATTCTTTAATAGGAGGTTCTAATTTGACATCATCCAAAAACCCTTGTCTTACAAACGAATGTCCTAACCAAATGTAATCATCGTTTTTTCGGAATAATAGCCCTACACTTGCAAAATCTCGAATGTTTGCAAAGTCTAAACCACCAATACACATTTGATTATCTAAATTTGGTATCTCTCTATTAGTCGCTAGTATTTCTTTCCATGGTGCTATTACTTTTTCAAGGTCAACTTCAGGCAAATTCATTCGCTTAGTCATGAATTCGGGCTTATTTGAACGGTTGAATGGTAAATCGTTATATTCTTCTTCAATCGTGCTTAGCAGTGTTTTAGCGTATTCTGATAACGGTTTATGTAACATTGGGTTCGCCTTTTCCCACGTCTGTCTGTCATCAACTTCTTTTGGATCGTCTAATTTACAATAAAAAGCAAACAATCTACTATTTTTAACCTTGCCACTTAATACACTTGCAATTTTGTGCTTCATTGCATCGATATAACCCTCTCTAACAAAACCATCAGTACTTATATAAAACGTTCTTCTATTTTTCTTTTTACCTAATCCACCACGTTTGACGTTTACCATTTCAGGACCAAAGAAATAATGAATTTCATCAAAAATAACACACCCCTCACGTCCACCGTCTTTGGTTTTTGTGTTTGATGTGTTATATCGAATAACCGATTTAGTTGCACGGTTTATTATTTCTGTTTTACTAACTTCATAAGGAGCTTTTGGCGTTTTACCCGTCTTATTTCGTTTGTTATCCATTAAAACGGTTCTGATTTCATCAAACGATGTTTTTGCTTGATCTTCACTATTAGCAACAATGGAGATGTGATATTCTTTAACTCCGTGTAAGGGCGTAGAAAGAAAATCACTAATAGCACTTATTAGACCGTTTTTCCCGCCTCCACGTCCCATGAAAATAGCAAATTCTGTAAAGAAAGCTTCATCTGTATTTTTATCTATAAGAAATATATTAGCTATGATAAACCTTTGAAATGGTAATGTTGGAAAATACCATTTTTCAATAAATTTGATACAATCCTCGATTTTCTGTTCATCAAAATATACATCATCTCGTGAATATATATGTGTTTGTAGATAATTAAAGAGATCAATTCTTTCTTTATTTAAAATTATCTTTCCTTGTTTCCACAAATTTATATATTCATCAACGTATTTATTACTAATCATAGGTAATCATCAGATGGCGTTTCTGTGTCTTCTTTCTCTTCGGGCAATAAATCCGATAATTGTTTGATTATTTTTTGATATGCAGCATCTCTAGCATTAAATAGTTTGGCTACTGGTCTTTCCCTTTCATATGGTGGCGCCTTTTCAGATTGAGTAAATAAATCATAATCACCTTTTTCTTTTATGTCTTCCCACATGTAATCAAGCATTACACGTAGCCTTGCTGCTTGAATAATTAAACCATCAACTACTTTTAATTTATTGCTAGGTATGTCTTTATATAATACTTGTAGCCTTTCTTTTTCTTTAAGCACTAAATTTTCATCGACTATAATCTCCATTTCATCACCTGCCTTAAAATGGTTATAAGAGGGGGGGTTATACATGGATTTTTAAAATTATCGCGAAGTTTACTCCCTAACCGTTCCCCAAGTATTTTGATCGCTTTTGATTTTTTTGACCCGGGGGTATTTACCATTTTTCGTCTTTCCATTTATTTTCTTTTTTTATAAATCTCTTTTCTTTTTTGTTGTGACATTTAATACACAGTGTTTCTAAATTGTTTAAGTCATGAGCAAACTCCGGATGATGTTCTAGCGATAATATATGATCTACATCCAACGACTTATGTTTGCTTTTGTCATATGTCGTTAACTTGCCGTCTCTCTTACATTGTTGACATTCATAATTATCTCTTTCTAGTACTCTTTTTCTTGTTGTTTGCCATTCTTTAGACTTATAGAATCGTATACGTTCGTCTTTAGTCATCATAATGTTTCACCTTATATAACTTAAGTAGTATCAAGACGCATCTATACTTGATGTGTAGTAATGTATTTACAATTAGTTTGAACATGTTCATACCTCATAAATAAAAAGACACATCACATAGTAATGCGCCTCTTGTTCATGCGTCGTATTAGCATTTAATAACCTTAAATATTAATCTGATACTAACATAATAAACTGTTTTAATGCGGACTTACATAGGGTAAAAGTCCGCTACACATAACCAATATACTTTGCTAACTTATCGATCAGTGCATTCCTTCTACGTAATATACTTGTCTTACTTGTACCAAAGTAATGTGCTATATCTTCCCATTCATAACAACCAATAGGACAATCCCAATATCTAAACCTTAATAACTCAAGCGTATCCTCATCACTTTCATCTATCAATCTATCTACACCGTTAACTATATTTCTTAATGTATTGTACCTGTTATCACTAAACTTCTTTATTGCACATCGTTCAATCGGATTACCCGGCAAATTACTTTTGCCAGCTCCCGCATTATCTGGTTCATGACTTTCAAGTAATTCATATTCTCGCATCTTCAACTCTCTTCGATAGTTATCGATGTGCTGAATGTATTCTTCAAGCTTTTTGATATCGTGTTTCTCAATCTTTATCATTCAATGCAATACCTCCGATAATATAAATTACTTTTTAATATCGTTATTTATTCGCTTCAATTCAATCCTGTATTCTTCTAACCCGTTGTATCCTTTAGTTTTAACTACTTCATCAAGTAGATAATCATTCATATATCTGAGTGCTTGTATCTCTCTTGCATGATCACTATTAATACTGATACAAACTAATAGCAATATAGCAAATACAATAGTCATAGTAATCCACATCACTCACTTACCTCCGCTCGAAAGACGTAATCACTCGGCGCCTCTACATCATCATTAGCTGTCATCATAATATATACTTGCTCAGTTACATACTTACCTAACTCGTACATTGCTAGTAAGAATAATAATCTTAGTATTTGCTTAATCATTTCCCACACTCCCTTATATTTTCAAACAACTGCCCTAATTTAATAACTGCACCTCTTTTAACTTGTGCCTCGTATTTGCGCTCAGCTTCTTCTTTACTCTCTGCCTCAACAACTGTAAACGTCTGATTATCTCTAGCAGTAGTAAAATGTTCATGTGGTTGTCCTGTTGAATCTTTGAATGTTGTGACTAAGTATTGTGTCATTCCTCATAGCTCCCTTGAACTTGTTTGAGCTTACTCATAAAAAACATTACTAAAAATGCTATTAAGATATGCGTCTTTTGATGTTTATAAGCAATTGTAGATATCATAAAGATAGTAGCAAGCATTAACATTTCATATATGTTTGTGTGTATAGTCTTTTTACTCTTAAGAAAAATAATTGCTATGCGATAAAAGAGATAAACGCCAAACCCTATTAAAAATATTTCTAACATGTCGCTCACTTCCCCAAAACCTCCTTGACTCGATCCAAGATGTCTTTACACGTATCCTTTTCCTGCGTCTGCTGTTCCATCTTGTCTTTCGTGGTTCCTTTTCATTTTCTTTTTGTATGCGTCAATGAGTTGGTCGATTGTATAGTAAGTATTGGCGTACAAAAAAGGCATTATTAAAACTTGTACAATACTATTATCAATACCTTTTACAAATTGTTCTGTTAGTGTATGCATTACATGAACAAAATAAACTGAATGTAGTTTAGGTAAAGTAACTTCATTTTCAATCAAATCAACCATAACCTCAGTAGTTTCTTCCAAATCTTCTTCATCAACAATAGTCAAAGTTAATTGCAAACTGAAAGCTAAGTAATCAGCAATCTCATCTAATTGTGTATCTAATGGCTTACCTGGTTGTTTCTTCCAATTTTTAAAAAACTCAAGTGTGTTAACCCACTCCGCAAATTCAATAATCATACTAGCTACTGTGTCATTTAAATTTCTAGTCGGTATTCTATCGTCGAACTTCTTTTGTATTTGTAATAACTCTTGTAACTGATCAATTGTTAATGTGTTAGTCATTTTCCTTGTTCCTCCTCATATTTATAGATAACTTGACCTGCCATAATTCCTACTGCTTCATCAAGTTCAATACCTTCTTTAACTGAATGTTGAATAGCATTTGTCATTCCATCAAGTATTTCATCAAATGCTCGCGCTTTCTTATACACGTCCTCAATCTCTTTTAGCAATCCCTCTGTGTCATTGCCGTTATACGCACTAGCACTTATAACGGATTGTTCAATTTGTTCACGATTATTCATCATTTCCATCTCCTCTAAAATAAAGTTAGTTGCTTCTGTTCCTCGTATTCCAAACCATGTTGCTTTATATATATTTCGAGCTCTTCAGCAGTATCAAATGTCTTTTTAACGCTTTGCCAACCTGGCACGATATGCCCGTGAAAGTAATAAGTGCCATTCACTACATGGATATGTGCCACTCGTTCGTTATCCTGATACAGATATCTCTTAGATCCGAAAAATTGGTTTAAGTATTCTTTGCGCGCGTTATATGTCATAGTCATTGCTCCCACAAGTCAAAAGCTCTTTGGACATAAAACTTCGCCTTTGCTAAATCCTCGTGTCCGTTTTTCAACGGTGCTCTAGATAGATATTTGATTGCATTACCTATTGCAAATGCTAATTGTGGTGGATACTGCGCCGTAACCTGTTCGATAAAATCTATAATTTCAATGTCGCCGTATGTGTAGTGCGCTGGTTGCTTAACATTGTCTTGTATTTCATTCATATCTACTTTTCTGTTACTGATTACACTCATTATGCTTCACTCCATTTCTTGAACATTTGGTTATAAGTATTATCAAACCAGTACGGATCACGTGAATGTTTCTGAGGTACATTAAACAAGTGTGGCTTCTTTCTTCTTAGCTCAGCCTCTCTCTTTCGCTTTCTTTCCAATTTGCGTTCGAGTCTAGCTTGTTCCAGTCTTTCTATTGTTTTCTTTTCTCTGTACTCGCTTAAACGCGTGCCTTCTGGTGCGTCCATTGCTTCATGTAGTTCCCAACCGTCTTTTACTCTTTTAGAAACCATTCCAGGTGTTATACCGTGACTTTCAATTAATTCCATTTCAAATTTACTGAACCTATAAGGTTTATCATGTATCCTTACAATTCTTGCTGTTTTCGCCATTTATTCCACCTCTACATTTACATTTTTAATTTTTAAAATGTCATACTCTAGTAATTCGTCAGGATTGTTATATAAGTAATCTGCCAGCGTTTCTTTTTCTTTATCTACATCATCAAAGTGCTGATATTCAACTTCTGTAGGTATTCTTATATCAATCGTTGCGTTTATATATGCTTGTTGTTGCATTAGATCACT